TGGGTCCATACGTCTGCTCCCTTTTTACCGACTATCTGATTTAAAACATCATCTTCTGAAATTGTTTTATCAAACAAGTTGAGCATTTTTGTAAATTTGGCAATGGCTTTTCTATCGCCTTTTGAAATTGCCTTTGCTTCCTTTTTCATCTGTGTATTTTTAGGAAGCATTTTTGACTTACCATATATACGCTTAGAAGCATCTTGCATAAATCCCCAAGAGACACCGCCGCCTCTTGCACCTTTACCTTTAATTTCTGCTTTGTGACTTCCAAACGCGGTATTTGCACGAAGATCGACTTGGCCACCAGCAAATGTAATATAATTTGCCTTTGTGGTATACCATTCACCTCTCACAAGCGCTTTAATATGGCCTTCACTAAATTTATAATCAGAAGTTTCGGGCGGCCGCTCAACATTCTTTTCAACGCCGGTGCATGCTTTCTTAACCTTTTTCAAGGAAATGCCGACACATGTTTTTTGTAAATATGCATCTAAAATATCGTCATTGTATGATTCAAGCGTGCTTGTGTCTAATGAATCTACATCGAATCCTTTTTCAGCTGCCCAGATATCTCCTGGATTCCACTTATCATCTGGCAAAGGTTTAAAGTCGTTGTTTTTGAAAGCAACGTTTTTAGCAGAATAAATTGCTTTCATTAATTTGTCATCACGGTGAAATGTCATATCACGATCAATGATGTTTTCGCGGATGGCATATTGCGCAGTAAGATATGCAGACATTTTCCAACCTTCATCGATATTTAAAATATCCTTTAGAGAAGTTTTGCCTACCGAAATGCGCTTAAAGTATTTAGAAAGAATTTCGTCTGTAAAATAATCAACGGGCTTATCATGGCCTTCACCTAACATTGCCGCCATCCAAAGGCACTGCGCTGATTCACCAACTGCAGTTTGTGTTGTACCACCTCCGGCACCTGCGCCTCCACCGAATTCAGCAGATTTTTTGATATCTGATGTCGAATAAGTTTTACCATCGAGGCCAACAAATTTAAATGTTTTGCTGTCCTTTTTAAACTGTTCAATGGAAGCAAGCACTTCTTCAGTGTTGGCCGCAATAACTGTTCCACCCTTCATAAGAGTAAGTGGCTCTTGTTTTTTTACCATGTTGGTAAAAATTTCAAGTCGAGAAAGACCAACGTTAGGACCACCTGAAGCATCCTTTTTCAATTCCGCCGGAGTAAGGTTTGTAGCTTCAGCCACAAACTCCTTAAAGTTAACTATATCAAGCATAGGTTTCGATCATTCTTGTAAGTTCAGCATCAGCAACGTTTACGCCAGATTCAATTGCTCCGGCTTGCATATTTAAAGCCCTCGAAAGTTTTCGAAGGTTTGCCGTTTGCTTAGACTTTCCTTTACGTAATAAATCAACGACCTTTTTACGACTTTTCATGTCAAGATCAAGATCACCATCAAGTTTTATTTTATCTACGATTGATTCCATGAAATCGTAAATTTCAATATCGGTGGGATCGATTTCGATCATAAATGCGCGGGTTCTAAGAGCACCATCAGGATCAAGCTTATCTAATTTCAAGTTGGAGATGAAAATAACCTTTCCAGTAAATTCAAAGAAGCGTGGAATTTTACCTTGATCAATTAATTCCTCAGGGTCATCGTATTCATCTGGTTCAACGACGTTTTTACCCATTTTGTTCCAAACCAATTTTCGTACTTTTTTAGTATCGGTTGCGGCCTTAAAAATGTTTCGTGCTTCTTGGTCCTTTAAGGCATCGTCTGAATCATCAAAAAGAATGATATCATTTTGATATCTAAACAAAAGAGAATAGATACCTGCGGCTGATGCCGTACCTGTGTTTTTAAAGTAACCCTTACCATCAGCCAACCCGCTTGAAGCTAAGACCTTTTCAACGGTAAATGTTTTACCAATACCTCCACGACCTGCAACAAAGAGTGCATTGGACGCACCGGAGATTGTCATTTTAATAAGGTTTTCCAAATCGCCGAGTTGCTTTTCATATGAAAGCTTTTCCTTTTGTGCCTCTAAATCATCAAGTTGTGAGTTGTAGGAATACTGTTCCTTTGAGGAACCCGCTTTGACAGAACCACGAACAGAACCAATCGATGCTAGAATTGTATCTCTTTGAGAAAGGAGTTTGGTAATATCTTTTTTCGTTCCTTTCCAGTCGTACTTTCTTCCGACCTTTTGAATGAGTGTTGGATTTTGCGCTTCTAACTCGTCAAAGATTTTAATACCCACTGACTTCCAGACCTTAAATACCTTTTGCTTAGTAAAGCCTGGGCTTGTGATAAGACTTACTACGTTTTCATAAGCATCGTTTGGGTCGACGGCCTCTGTTAGAAAGTCACCTTCATCATCGCTAAAATCTTCTTTAAGCGATATATCGGTTGGATACGTAATAAAGTATCCCATGGCGATTTTTCCACTTTTAAGGATATCAGCAATTTGTGGTAAAACCTGAATCAAAGAAACATTGCGGTCAAACGCAATATGATAGTTTGGTCCTGATGTTGTGCCATTCCAAAAATCGACTGATGCTAAATTGGTTGAGTTTGCCGACCCTATTGATTTCCAGTTAAAGCGAACCGATTCAATTTTCGATGCACCGGGCAAATAATATCGGATACCATATCCAGCACCATTTTTGTTTTTGAATGTTTCCATACCCATCGTATGGAACATTGATGTTTTCCCAGTCTTCTTTCTTAAATAATTTAAAATAAGCTTTGTTGCCTTTTTAAGAGAACCGGTGGATATGTCTTCGTTTAAGTACGATCTAAATTTACGCATTTCCCATTAAGTTAAGATTATAGATCTATTTATAAAAAATACTCGTTTAATCATTGACCCATTTAGCATTTTTATAAGAACTCTGATTAAGCCATTTCGTATATAAATCAGTTTCTTTTTTGTGGGCTTCAATTTCCCAAGGCAGATCATCGTAATTTGTTACATTAGTGTCATATACAACACCATTCCATTTTGAAAGGTGCGATGAATTGTAAATGTCCTTTAGCTCGCCGCGGGCCCATTGTTTAACATGAACCAATTCGTGCATTAATGTTTGAATGAGATATGGCTTTTTTTGTTTAGAATCAAGGTGAATGGTATACTCCCGAGGACGATATGTGCTATCTTCCCAGATACAATCACCATGATAGCCATCTTTGCTTAAAAGATTGCTCTTTAGCTTAATGGTAATTTCAAGTGATTTTACCATGCGGGGCATTAGATGGTTCACACCCCATAGGCTTGCATCATAAACAAGGTCGCGAACTCGACAACCGGAACCAACTACTGAAACACACATTAGATCTTAAATGCTGAAAAATCTTGATTGGTCGCAGTGTTTGTTGACTGCTGAATCTCATCACTTGATAATGTTTGTGCAGAATCTTCAACATCATACAACCTCATTTTTGATCGATCAATACCAACCACAAATCTTTTGTTTTGAGTAGGATCATTGTACCGATTCTTAAGTTGCTTAACCATAAGCTGATTCATTGCTTCAAGTTGCTCAGTAGATATAAGCGCAAGCATTAGGTCGGCCGTAGCTGGTAGACCAAAGGATTCCGACGTGTCTGTAAGTTCAACATCGGTATTGCCAAATCCAGAGCGAGTGACTTGTGTTGCTGACCAAACAGGCAAATTGTTTTCAACAGCAAGGCCTCGAAGTTCTTCTGCAATCGCCTTGATAAGAGAGTACGTATTAACCGAACTACCAAGACCTTTAATACGAGATGATGCCATGATGTTAAGATAGTCAACGAAAATAACATCAGGACGAAAATCCTTTTTCAATTTAAGTTCATCGAGTAAAGCACGGAAGTGGCCTACATGTGCGGACGCTGTTGGATATTCTTTAACGATAAGTTTTCCATGAGTAGCCTTTTTGAGGCCACCAATTTTGGAATTAAAAAGTTGTTCAGGCAACGTCTCCAATTGGTCAATTGGTACATCAAAAAGATTCGCATCGATTCTTTCAGCAATCCTTTCTTCTGCCATTTCGAGAGTAACGTACAAAACGTTGTATCCAGCGGAGAGATAGGCAGAAGCAAAGTGACACATCGCCAAACTTTTTCCCACACCAGTACCTGCCAAAATAATATTGAGAGTTTTATTCGAAACACCACCTTTTGTAATGGTGTTAAATAAAGATAAGTCGAAGGGGATTTTATCCTCTTGCTTATGATAGAATTCGAATCGCTGATCTGAGTTTTCAAAATAATCGTGGCCAACATTTGTATCAAATGACACTTGTAATGCCTTAGATAAAATTCCGGGGATAGCACCTTCTGTTAGTTGTGTTTCCTTTCTATCTATGATGCTGATTGATTTAATGATTGCAAGATAGACTGCTCTGTTCTTGCACCACTCCTCGGTAGAGTTTAATAGCCATTCTCTATCAACTTTTTCATGGTTATCCAAATCAAGGATAATTTCATGAATATCATTACGATTACTTTTATTTATAAAATCACTTTTTTGAAATTCAACATCAAGGGCTGCCGATGTTGGCAGCTTGTTGAATTGTGTTAAAAAGCTAAGAATAAGATCATATACAGAACGATATTCATTTTCAAAATATTCTGATTTAATATGAGGTAGCGCCTTTCGGCAAAATTCTTCATCCTTCGTCAGATTCTTGATTATCAGTTTTTGTAGGTTGGTCATCAATATGATTATCAATTAGAGAAACTAAAACGTCTCCCATAAAGTTTTTAAATGCTTTTGACTTTTCGAGCTTTTTCTTTTTCTTTGGTTTAGGAACTTCGTTAATAATAAAATCGAATTTTATAACGGGCTGGTCGGTTGTACCTGTAATTTGTACTTTTCCATACGTATATATTACGCCAGCATAAGGGCCCTTAAGGATTTTAAGTGCATAAAGTTCGCTATCTCCTTTTTCAACAAATTGAACGTGCTTTTCTAAATTAATCTTATTCATCGTCTTCTTGATTATCTAATACTGATTTATACGCTACTTTATAGCGTCTTTCAATTGCCGAAGAAAAGTCTGTTTTATCAAAGATGTTATCCCAGAACTCTTTCTTTAATGTGTCTTTCATGCGCACATTTCCTGAAAGCTCTTCGCCAGTTTCAGGGTTTTTTGCTTGATACCACCCATTCTTTGGCTTAATAACATAGCCCATTTCAAGTGCGACTTCAGTTAGGCCTGACCATTTCTGAATACCACCTTCCCAAGAAACCGAAATAGGAATCTTTGATTTTTCTTTTACAAAGCGGGACTTTTCTACATTTATCACAAAGTCATATCCTACAACCTCGGTACCTACTTTATCTTGGCGACGACCAATGATCCAAACATTATCTGCTGAGTACATTACACCTGTGCCACCTGAAACAACCGCTTTAGGGAAAAGACCCTGTTCCATATATGTGTGATTGATTGCAACCAATGGTACATCCTTCAACGTAAGCATTGGTGTGATCATACGAAATAGACCTTTTAGTGCTTTAGCACGAGTCATATCTGCAACTGACTTTTCATTCATGGCATCTTCTACTTCTTTCTTCGAAGCGATGTTACCAACGGAGTCAATGATCACAATGACACGATCTTTACGGTCAATTTCATTAAGCTGATTGACTAAATCAAATTTTAATTCTTCGATGTTAGTGACAGGTGTATGAAGTACACGATTTATGTCTACGTCAAATGCTTCGAAATAAGATTGCGGTGAACCAAATTCGGAGTCATAAAAGAGTAGTACTGCATCATCGTGTTTTTTCAAATACGCAGATGCCATGAGCAACGCGAATGACGTTTTGAAGTGCTTACTTGGACCTGCCAAAACGGTTAGACCCGAAGCCAATCCTCCATCAAGAGAACCTGAAAGAGCAGTGTTTACCATTGGCACTGCGGTTGAGGTGAGTTCTTTTTCACCAAATAATTTCGAATCAGCAAGTACATCAGTACCTGTAACTCGACTTGATTTTTTTAGTTTATCTAATAATGACATATCTTTTCTTAACTGTGTATATTATACCATTTATAAGTGCTTTTGTACACTACAAAAAGGCTTCAATTGTTTGTTTGTTTTCTTCAAAAGTTGATTCTCTTTTTTTGTTATCGAATATCGCAAATTCAGAAATCTTTGTATCGGTTTTTCCATCAAGCCATTTTAAAATAATTTTCGACATGTCAACGGCGGTTGTGACTGGAACGTTTTGACAAATCATATTAAGATTTTTTCTTCCACCTTGAAGTTGAAAATCCTTTGGCATTTTCATGATTTCTAAACATTCTCGAATAGTAAGATATCGATCTTCGGATGGATGTGTAAGACATGTTGGCATATGCCCAACAAATGCTCCAATGTAACCGCTTGGAATTTCTGTCGTCTTTCTCATAATATTCCCACCCGCCTTAAGCTTTTCATAAATTTGCATACAGCGCGTCGCCTGTTTATCGTAACCATTTTCACCCATCCATTCAGCAACTTGGTTATATTCAATACCATGCCTTTCTAAATAATCAAGTGGATTGATGCTATGCTCAAGCTTTTGAGAAAATTCTTTGTGCGAGATACCACCTTCAATTTCTTCAAGCACATAGCGATAGAATGGATTTTCAGATGGTGTTGATTCATTCGTAAGACGATTCATTGGATCATCTTCTGAGACATGCGCATTTAAAATTGTGTCTTCAATTTTTTCGTGTTGACGATGATAAAAATCCATGTAAGGAATCGATTCACCTTTCCAAAAGAAATAGAATGCCCTATCGCGAGTTTGACTTAGTCCATGAAGTTTAGATTTAGTCTTATATAGCGACATCGTATATCCATTTTCCTTTGCTATAACACGCAATTTTTCAACGATAGGTTCACCCATTTTTGAAGCAAGACGTGGTGCATTTTCACCCCAGAAAACCTTTGGCTTAACTTTGCCTAAGACGTATTTTGCAGATTCAACCATCCAATCGTTGGCTTTATTATCTGTCGATGATGATGGACTAAGTGAAGACAATCCTGCACAAGGACAGGTGGCACCAACAACGTCTACCGATTTAAGAGAAGAAGGGACTTCGTTTTCGTCAATTCTATAATATGGTATTGTATCATTATGATAATCACGATATTGTGAATCATTAGCACCAAAGGGAGAATATGACAAAATGTATTCGGGCTTTTTTCCAAACACCTTTTCCATTCCTAAAGGAAGACCACCAATGAGAGGCACAATTGCCGCGTGGGTGTAGTTTGAATTCATATTAAATGTGTTTTAGTATTTTATTAGTAAGTTCTTTAAACGTATGAGAGGCATCTTGATGTTGACGATAAAATTCGTACGCATCATTTCTCATTTTGTTACGAGTCATATGACATAGTCCAACTTCTCTCATTTGATTCCATGCATTTTCAAGATTGTTTTCGTCAAGCCAAATTGTTCCACTTTCTTCGTGTTCAATAAGCTTTTTACCGGTTGCACGGTGAGTACAACGTTCACCATAGCGTTTATTGAAAACCGGAATAGTTCCTGTGCAAACTACTTCGCAATGAGTATATTCAATTGAACGGAAAATGTATTCGGGCTTTAAACGTGAAAGTTGATATCCAAACCCAGAAAGGGCCATGCGGTGAAGCATTTCTTCTTGAATGTATGGGCCAAAAACATGGGCGTTACCTCCATACGATTCAGTAAAATTATAAGATGCAATATCATCGGCTAAGCATTCTTCAAATTCTGCGAGTTCACGAAATCCTAAATATGCAGGACTGCGTTCGATGCCTTCGTAGGTAGTAAGTTGGCCATTGGGCTTTAAATAATTTTCAACGAATTTAAACATTTCAATGTAGCCTTTCCAAGAAGTGGTACGGCCAATCCATTTATGATGTTCAGTATCAACGCGATTCAAATCTTTAACCCAATATTTATTGCGTACTGGTTCAAATGCCATACCTGGCTGAAAGGAAACAATGGGTGTGCCTTCTTCAGTACCAAACAACGAAACCTTAGGACCAACCAATTCTCCTGCATAATTTGCAAATCCATTCGACGGCGAGTGTGCAAAAATAACATCAGCACGCTTAATTGCCTCGTCTAAACATGCATTACGACGAATACTTGCCATGGCATGGTCGTGTTGAATAAGTGCAATTGGCACCTTTACCTCATCCAATAATCGCTGAAAGGTTTCCTTTGCTGCATCTGGTGCGCTCAAGGGAGGTAAACTGTTAATGATAACGAAGTCTTTTTCGTTACACTCTCGAATCATGTTTGACGCAAGTTCTTTATCAGCAAACTTAAAGCATTCGATTTCTTCAACATTATGAGCATTTTTACGTGTCCACGATTTATCCTTTGAAGCAAATACCTTTACCGAATCGCCAACCGACTTATGATACGCCAATTGTTCGAGTGTAAACTTTGTTACACCGCAACCCTCGATGCCGCGGCCCATGATAATAGAAATATTTTTCATTTTACATCACGGTTTAAAAAATCTTTATCAGCGTCTTGACCATCGATACCTTTACGACAATACGCAACTAAGAATGAAGCGTAATTGATTAGATCTTTTCCAGAATCTTCGATTGATTCAAAATTAGGTTCATAGCTTGGATCATTTTCCATTGCTTCAATAACCGAATACATTCTAAGTGTCTTTGCATAAATGATATCTAAAATTGATGCAATTCCTCGTGGGTAATAATCCGCCTGGCGAATTCTAGAATTAGGATTTTGATAATCCTTGGACTTTTTGAGTTGCAGCTGATAGCATTCATTAAGAACTCGAATTGATTCTTTTTCTTCTTTCATAGGTGTATTATAACATTATTTATGATGATTGTAAAACAAATTTTTTATCGTCCCACTGGTAAATCCCATGTAAGTGATATTCGTCTGAAAATGTTTTTGCGATAAAAACGTATAAGAGATCAGGGTAGTTACGAAAAGTTTCTGCATGGGCACTGTTTGCTCTCTTTAAAACATACGGAACATAATAATCACCTTCAGTAACCTTTACTTCAACATGCTCGCCATTTTTATTTATGACATCTTTATAAGGTCGCGGATCGTCCGTAAAGCTTTCTTTTTCAATGAGATATTGTTCAGCAACGTGACCATAAAGAGATGTCGAAAATATTTCGTTAAATGATCTATTTCTACGTGTGCTAGGTTTATTAAAAATTTGTGTTGCCTCTTCTTTAGCACGGCGCGCTAATGCAGAATGATCTATATCTCGAATTGAGAATTTCATGATGTTTTTATCATACGGCTATGCATAAAACTATCGCCTAACAATTCTTCAGTCATGTTATGTAGTCTTTGCCTTTCAGCTTCTTTTTCGATTTGCTTTTCGATTAGACCGAAGTGTCTTTCGTAAACATGCAATGAACCAACATTCCAATAGATTGGACCGGCTTCGTAACGTTTGTACGTTTCTGTTTCTAAATCATCGATGAGATTGTCGCGGACGTGTTTTTGCCATGCAAAATCGTTATTGTAACCAAACACGGCATCGTTAGATCGCATGTTAACTGACGTAATAAGTTGATTGTCACGGATAAAATATTGCACATTGTTTGTACAAATGAAATCTGACATCCCATTGCTAAAAGCTTCTATGTGAATATTGGGACGAGTGTAAATCATGTTAGCCTGTCGAGAGTTTGGATTTCCGGCAAGTTCACTTAATACGTTTTGATATTGTGAATAGTTTTCTTCGCTATGAATTAGATAACCATAGTTAGAATTAATCATGCCATCTTTATCTGAAACTGCTTTCCATATCGCAGGAGTTTCGCCAGCAATATCATTTACATCAAGCGATTGAGATTCGTACCAATTGAGTTCGCGTTTGATGTAGTCATAATTAGGAGATCGCAGAATAAATTCTTCATCTGCCACAAAAGATGCATTAATTATTTCGACTGTTTTAATACAACCTGTTTTGTCTATGACAAATTGCTTATTCTTGTATTTTTCAATAATTGCTTTCTTGATATCTTTAACTTGCATATGTATTAGAATGGTGGTGCTGTAAGTTCTTTAGTGATTAGTTCCATAGCACGATCAATGTCGTTGGCGGGTCGGAGACGAGTTTCAAACTCGAAAGAGTGTGTAGTATATCCGGTTTGTCGACGAATAACCTGACCATCTTCGATTCGATGATCAGGGCTCCAATCAAACTTTTGACAAAGATAATCATAACAAATATGAAACCTTTGGGCTCCGTCAATTTCTACTTCGATGCTTTGATTTGCTGTTATTTTCATTATGTATTAATCGTAGTTGTAAAAAGTTTTTACGCATCGGTCATAAACACCAATTGCTAAGGTGCGTAAGGGAGAAGGTGGCATGTAAATAGTAGAGGGATTGCCGCCCTCTGCCAACAGCGTTTTAGCCATAGATCTGAGGTGAAATTTTCGGACTATATGACCGGCTTTAATGTCTGCGAAATTAACAGGCAGACGTTCTCCTAAAAATCGGTCGGCAAGATTATCACTAAGATACGCAAGAAAGTCATTTTCACGAAGACTATTTTCCTTATTCATACTAGTATTCTACCAAAATCTTGGCAGAAAGTACATAAAAAAGTGACCATCCTGAATCTCAAAAATACAGTATTTACGCAAATTGGCCTTTTGAAAGGGCAAAATCGATGGCCCGTGATGCCTCGAGCCTCACTGGACGTCCTTTGTACCATCCGCCATTTTCCATATCGATTTCTCGTACGAGGGCTTCTACATCCTCTGGAGTGATTGGATATCCCCTTCGAATGGCGTTTGCTGCAATGCTCATCATGATTCTATACATGTGATGATACCAGCCTGACTCATTGATGGTCGTATATTCCGCCACCAATTGCTTATTCACAAATGGACAATCCCTCCAGCCTGACCAAGTTATGTTTGTATTAGTTAGCTTATTCTTAAAATGCTTTCGTAATTCTTCTTGTATTGCATCAGAAAAATTGCTGCCAAATGTGTTGCTTTGATTATTCACAAAAGCGTGCTTTGACATAAGTTTGTCTGGATCAAGGTGAGGGCCATTATGTGTAAAAATAAAATTGTAAGCATTTTGATATTGTGCTGGCACATAATACATGCGAGACAAGTCTTTGGTTTGAGGATCACCAAGAGAATTGTATTCTTTATTTGCAGCAAACCATAAGTGCTTAATCTTATCTGCCTTTACTTCCTTTGTCAATGGAAAAACTATTCTAAACTTAGGCTTTTCTTTTGAAGAAGATGCAGAGCTATAGCATACAAAATGGTGACCCTTAAATGTTTCAATAGTGTTTTCAAATGTATCTTCATACTCGTCAATATCCATCGCCACCCAGCTTGCCCATGATATGACATTCCGATTTGCACGAGTAGTGCCAGGGTTATAAATCGCAGGAGTGATAAGAGGCGAACCATCTTTTCTTTCTCCCTTTTTTGGTTTATACCCTGGCTGCTTACTAAGAGAATATAGCAAATCTTCGAACTTTTCCCAATTGGAAAAAGACATGTTTCGATGCGTTTTATTATCGAATATGCTATTGAATATTGTTAGCTTATAGCTCATTGAGTTTTCCGTGATTTCCTTTATGACTTGGTGGAGTCCAACCCTCTGGTTTAATTAGATCAGGAAGTCCTAGTTTATTAGGACGTGATTCTTTAATGCCAACCTCTTTTGCCATGTTAGCAGTTTGTACCTGATTCCAAGCCTGATAAGCGTTAACGCCGAATGCATCCATTGTGCCAATTGCTACGACACACAGATCAATCAAACCATCAACAACTTCTTCAGCGTCTTTTTCTTCGGCTGCCTTTTTCGTTTCGTTTAGTTCTTCCTCAAGAAAACGTATTCTAAATTGTAGAAATTCGTTTAGTTCTTCAGGACTAAGCTTTTCAATTGCTTTGCGCACACCAAACTTTGTGTGCATATCATAGATGTCTTTTACCCAGTGTTGCATATTAGTTGTTTATTAAAAAAAGAATTGTTGTAGATCTGCCCTTGGTTCTGCTGACCAGCCGATCGCATTGAGAATAATGTCGATTGGTGCAAGGAATGTTTTTTCAAATTGAAGATCGTAGTTAATGTATTTATGCAGTTCAAGTTCCTCTGGTAAATGGCCAGGGAATGCAATAACATTTTCCTGAATCACGTTTGGCACCATAAGGTAAACAAACTTTATCTTATCGCCATTCTGAATAATTTCATACTTTTTCTCGAGGCCTTTATTGCGTATCTGACGATTATAGAGAAGTGAGCCACGAACATGAATTGGTGTACCCTTTTCGTAAATAGTTGAAGCGCAAGCCCACTTTGACATGTCCGTTACTCCTCGAGGAAAAGCGACTTCGTCAGGAGAAAGAGATTTGAAGTGGTCTTTAAAAAGCTTAATCGCTTCCTGTGTTTTTTCCTCGTCGCCGGTCACAATAATTTTAAACATTTCTTTCATTGCTTTACGACAAACTTGAGGTGTTGACGACTTAACAGCTTCAATACCCATGACTTTGATTTTTGGTTCAGCGTATTGGACCCCTTCGTTATTGTGAACATTAAGAATATAGCGCTTTTTAGCAGTCCATACGCCACGATCAGCGATTGCCTCACGTTTCATAACCATACGATTTGTGTAAGCATTACTTTCTTTGGCAAAATTATCGAATGCCTTTTCGAGCATTGGTTCAATCGCCTTACTTCCAAATTCATCAAGGAAGGAGATGGGCTTATTTGGTTTGAACTTGTCAATGACATCCTTTACGCCAATATAAAGCGAATCGGTATCCATTGCGATCACACGATCTTTTTCGCTTTTAAGAAAAGAGTTCAAATACTCGTTTACGCTTTTTTCTGCGTGCTTAATGACTGCTTGTCCCGTAAGAGTAATACCAGAAGCAATCCGCAAATCGAAATATCGAAAGTACTTATTACCCATAGCGCCGTAAAGAGAGTTCATAAGAATCTTAATTGCTGTCTGAAGAGTTTCGAGACGAGCAACCTGCGCTGTAGTTGCGATATATTCGGTGCGCTGTCGTTTTGAAATTGTTTCAAGCTTTGTTTTTGCGTCAAGCATTTCCTGCTTAACAGTAACACGTTTATCGTACAACTCCTCGACGATTTCGGGAATGATTCCTTTCTTTGCCTTTGAAAATACAGCGCCATTCGAAGCAACCGCACCTTCAGCGCCTGGCATGGTGAGAAGAGTTTCGGGCGACATATTGTATTGCACAATAAGATTTGGATAAAGTGAATTGAGGTCAAAGGACATTACCCAGTCGTGCATTCCAACATGCGGATCTTTTACATAGCCACCAGGGAAGGCAGCTGTGGTTTTATCTTCAGATGGAGGAATGGCGATTTTAGAACGCGCTAGTCGACGAAAAATAATAGAATCCCATATCGCTGTAGTGCCAAGCGTATCTTGATAATTCACACCACCTAAATATGCCATTGTCATAACGAGTGTAATGAGACCAAGCTTTTCTTCCATACGTTCGATAAGCTCAACATCTTTAATGTTATAATCGACAAATAGCTGATAATCTTCGTCATACAAATCACGTAGCGTACCGATTTCAGAATAGTCAAGTTTCTTTTCATCTAAGACCACACTTGAAATATGATTAAGAGAATAAGATTCTTGGTTGCCATAAGTATATGCAAACTTCTTGAAAAGTTCCATATAGTCAAGATGCTGAATTCCTACAATATCAAAGGTTGTTCGAACAGTGCCTTGAATGCGAATATCCCTTCGTTCAATTTTGCGCCAAGGAGACATGTTACGAACAACTTCTTCGCCTAAAAGAAACGCCATTCTGGAAATCATATATGGAATATCGAAGAAACGCGTATTCCAACCAGTGATAATGTCAGGTGTATTATCAGGCGAAGACCAATATTCGATAAAGGCCTGAAGCATTGATTGCTCATTAGTGAATTGACGGTATTCGATGTTCAGGTGTTTTAGTTGTGACTTTTCCTCGTCATAACCTTTTAAGCCCCAAACGCGATACGTATCATCCTTTGAGCTTTTATATGCGATGGTAAGTATTTCGTTGATTGGATTGTCAATCTCGGGAAAGCCATCGCCAAATGCGGTTTCGATATCAATCGATGCTATGTCAATTAGACGACGATCATAAGGAATTTCGTTAGGAAACTGCCCTTGAATAAATGCGGGAATGTGACGATCGTTGCCATAAATTTTAAAGTCAGGTACATCCTTATACGTTTTCTGAAAATCCTTAAGCTCGCGCATTGAGCTAAATTGCAATGGCTCTACAGGAACGCCATCAAGTGATTTCCATTCGGTATTCGATTTTTCGGATTTGAGATATACCGTAGGCTTGTACTTAATGCGATGGGAAATCTTTTTTCCGTTATCGTCGTATCCTCGATAAAGTAGATTGTTCGCCAGTCGCTCGACAGAAGTGTAGAATCCTCCAAGAAACATAGTTTATTCTACCACAGTTTGGGCAGATTGTACAACCAAAAATATAATCTATGAAGGATTATCAACTAAAATCAAATCGAATGTTGCGCCGCCGCCACAGGTATTTCCTGCATCGGCTTGAATCTCAATATCGGTTTTTTCTGTAAATTTGAGAGGTACAGGATAGTTGTGATCAATTGGCGTACCAAATGTTCCGAATTGTCCCTTTAGGTTAAAAGGACCATCTATTTCCCTTGCAAATAGTTTAAAGATCACATCAACATTTTTATCAACTGATAAGGTGATATTTAAAAGATATCCAGTCTTTCCTGCTGGTATTGTATATACGGCCATAAGTGTTTGACCATTTCCTGCAAGAATCTTTGCTCTTAAACTTCCAGCAATGTTGATACTAATTATTCCAACATTAGAAGTTTCTCCAGTTGCGGGAGTTTTTAGACGAGCTCTAAAAATTCTAAGTAGATTTGCACCAGTGCTACCAAGTGTTAAATCATAGGTCACTAAATCATAGTTTGCGTCTAGTCCCTGTATTTCGATTACTGCGCCGTCGTCATCTGAAGATGAACTCGTTGCGGTAACTGCGCCCGCAGAACTTGAATATGTATAAATGTTTGATTCGTCCCAAATTGTACTTAAAGAACTAATATCATTACTATAACCAAACTTATTGATATGTGAATATCCACTTACGTCGCCAGAAGCAATAGGAATATTTGATGCTGCACCACTCGAATTAATGATGTTACCATCTTTATCACCAACTAAAACAACCTCAAACAGATCGTCATTATTACTTCTTAATGACTGCGTAAGTTTATTCCAAATAGCCATAGATCTATTTATACGATATCACGCGTTAAAATAAAACTCATACCCACAATCTTTCGTAATGTTTGATAATAATGTTAAGGGCTTTTTGATCATGTTCACTTATGTAATTTTCGATCTTGACACTCTCATCGAGAATTGCTTCATGCTTTTTTGGAATTGTGTCGAAAAAATCAACTCCCTCAAATGCTTTATCATGTAGGTCGTTTTCATATGCCTTTTTGTCTGGACGATCAGATTTAATGTAAACATATGCCCACTCAAATGCTTTCTCAAGTAGGTCGTTTTCATATGCTTTTTTGTCTGGACGATCAGATTTAATGTAAACATATGCCCACTCCAACTCTTCTCGTGCCTTATTGGTAGCGTCTGCCTCTTTCTGAGAAATATGACCTGCTTCAACTTCGTCAGACCAATCCCAATCGAGATTATCAAAAGCTTTTTCTTCCTCGATATAATGCACCAAACACTCAAAGAGAATATCTCTAATAAGTTCTGGCTTATCGCTCCAATGGCGGGGGATTTTTTTAGTGAGCCACTTCTGCTTTGGTGCGAAGAGGTCGCAAATCCATTGTTTGATTTGAATGATTCGGTATTTCATATTTTTGTAGAGTTAAAAACACCCCCGGAATTACGCTTCATAGTCCGCTAGACTAGAGAGGCGCCGGGGGTCTGCTATAAAAATTTTTTTATAGACTTAAAGAGTAACCTCCCTGGTGCGCATCGTAGAGAGGCGTGGGAGGTGTTGTTGCTAGAATCATAAGTTAAACGATTCCGTTTCTTTTTCTACGCATGGCAGATAAGATATTATTATTTATAAGCTATTCGGTAAGAAGGCTTGGGCTTTTATCACTATTAATGGTAAACTGCTTTGGCTTCTTTTCCTCTGGAATATTTTTTTCCAAAGATACGGTAAGAATGCCATTTTGCAATGTAACATCAACGACTTCGATAAATTCGGCAAGATTAAATGACTTATCGAATTTACGAGTTCCAATGCCTTTATACATGTAGTCGGCTGAAATATCTGAGTTATCTTTTCCTTCAATAGTCAATACACTTTTTTCAAGTGTGACTGAAATGTCTTCCTCAGTAAAGCCAGCAACGGCTACTTCGATTTTAAACTTATCGTCATCACACGCAATTAGATTGTGCGGAGGATAAGATTTATAATTATTTGTTGCTTCCATTCGATCAAAAAAATGATCGAAGCCGATAGACCACGAGCGTGGATATTTTAGTGTTGTCATATATGTTCTCCTTATAATAAGCGAGTTGTTTGTTTGTGTTTGAGACCCATAATAGGCGTCTCTTTGAATAACCTACTCAGTTATTCAAAATCTATTTATTTGTGAGACCAATTGAATACTTTGGCTGAAGTGTCCAATTTCTTTTATCTCGGTGAGGGATAATCTTTATTGCTTTAAGAGAGGTCTTTGGATTTGTGTTTTCTACTTTACAAATTTCTAATAGACCCCAGTCTGATAAAAGCGTTGCAATAGTGTTTCTTCTTGCTAAATCATCCTCTGTAAAATTTGACGGTTTCCCATCAAGCATAAAAAGTTCTTTAAAATGCACAATAAAGTAATGCCCTTGTTTGTGTAAAATGTGGCAACTTTGAAAAAGTGTATTATGTTCTTTTTTCGAAGAAACCCCAATGCGAGTTAGCGTTTCTTTTATTTTTAGAAAGTCATCAGGTTCACTCAATAAGACCTCCAACATACTTGTTGGAGACCATTCTATAATATCATTATTCATAAAATAATATTTATATGAATGAGCATCTTCGACTTATGATTTTTTCATGCCACCAGCGCTATGTTTTTTTCTTAGTTTTTCTAATTCTTTTTTTGTAAAAACAGGATAATGCATTTCAGCGGTTTGACGAGAATAGTTGTATTCCTTTTGAATAAGTGCAATGTCTTCAGACACATCTTTCTTTTTAGCCCATTTTGAAAAACGCTTTTTATTTGTTACCATGTTTCGATAAAAATCATATTGCATTCTTGGCGGAAGATCCGCGTGTTGATTCATTTCATTGGCAAATAAAATAGTGTCGCTAAAATAAGACATGCCACGATTGATAATGAATGGCACATAAGATTTGTCTATTGCATCAGGATTAATGACCTCCAAAGATTCATCAGCCTTTGAATCACATAAAAGGTGTTTACCTTTACGACCCTGATTTATGTTGTTTATAAAAGTGAATGGTGTTATTTTATTACTCATTTCCACTGACCTGATGCCATGATTTCTGTTAAGCATGCAACGGTATTGATTTCTTTATCTGCAACAAAGCACGCCTTATGTTGATAATCTGCAAGAATTAGAATGATTGCCGGAATCGATTGAGGTTGTACAAAGTCATAAAGCATATCGTAAATTCTACGAAAAACAACCGAGGAATCTACGTCGGCATTGTTCGTTACCCATGATCGCATGTTTTTAAAGTCTTTGCCTTTGATGAATCCTATTAGAGATGCAACATTCTGATCAGACATACCTACAAGGATGTCTGTTGTAATTTCGCCAGACGATGAATATCTTTGACACTCGTTAATTACACGACGCCAATCTGGCGCATAACGCATAATAAGTTCAGCAAGTACTTTATTGTTATAGCTAACCTTTTCTTTTTCAAGAATGAGTTGCATTCTTTTCATGAATTTGGCCGCAAGTTCTGCTAGCTGTTTTTTCGTCGTATTGAATTCAATGACTGAACAACGAGAATGCAAAGGTTCAATGATGCGATTTTTAAAATTGCATGTAAGAATAAATCTACAGTTTGCGCTAAACTCCTCGATGAAGCCACG